CCTGTAAACGAAAATACACCAGGCATGGTATTATTAAATAGAATAGCAACGCCTGAGCAAATCAGTAAAATACAAAAGAAAGTAAGATCGTTAATAAAAGGTGATCAAATAGAAATAGACGGTAAGTTAAAAAATATATCTGACTTAAATTATAAAACGTTAAAAAACCTAGTAGCACCTGAAATAGCAGAAGTATTTGGTATTAAGTCTATTGAAAACTACACATCACCTACAAAAACTTTAAAGAACGATGATGTTATTAGAGCTAGATTATTTATAGGTAAAAACGCAGAATCTATATATAACGCCCTGCCTTTAGGTGTTACCGCTTCTGGTACAGCTACTGGTTTAAAACAAGTTATAGCTAAAAACTTTTACACAAAAAGTGATAAAAGAGTTAAGTTTGATAAAAAAGAAGGTGGTGCAGGTTTGTTTCCACAGATAAAAAACAAAATATCACCAGCTGAATTTGCTGAAGCTTTTGGTGTTGTTAAAGGTGAGCTTAGTCAAGTAAAAGGTCAAAACCCAGCAACGTTAATATCTGGTTTAATGGACGAGGTTGGTAAAGCTGTGACAAACCAAACTGTAAGACAAGAGCTAGATAAAATGAACACAGCTCAAGATAAAGACGTAGCTGCTAGAATAGTTTTACTAGGAGATGGTAAGTCTGATGCTATGTTTAGTCAAGCTGCTTTATCAAAACTAGATCCTTCAGATCATATAGGATTTTTAGATAAAATGGCTAAAATAAACGGCACAGATATAAAAGTTTCTGATGGTAACATAGAGTTAGCTTTAAAAACAAAGTTTGCTGATGACATAGAAAATGGTACTTATGACTTACCTAGACAAACAACAGAACAGTTAATAGAAAAAGTAGCTACCACGTTACAACCTATACATGATAGAATGACTCGTGGTAAAACAATACCACCTAGTTATAGTTTTGACGGTAACACTATAGCTGATCTTATAGTTAAACAATATACTTCTGATGTAACTAACGACAAAGCTAGCTATGAAAGTATTGTAGGAGAAAAAGTAGATGGACTAACAACGGTTTCTGGAGAACAGTCTGCAAGAGCTGCAGCTAAAAAACTAGCCAAAAAATTTCCTAAAAAGTTTGTGGCAAAGTATATAGTTCCAGGTTTATCTATAAACAGTAGAACAGGTACCGGTGTAAGAGTTTACAAAGATGGTAGTGTAACTGAGTTTGAAATAAACCCTAACCCACCATCTAAGAAAACAAATAGATTTAGTTTTGGTAAAACAAACGATATAAGAACTTTGGTTGGAGTTGTTGGTACTGATTATGATAGTCCAGCTTCGCAAACGTCAAAGCCTCCTCAAAAAGGAAAAGGATTACCTTCTCAAGAAACAATGAGTAGAGTTGTTAAAGACGGTCAAGATCATAATCAAGCAATGAGACAGGTTGTTGAAGAGATTAAAAACATGTACCAAAACAAAGAGCTTTCAAAAAGTGATGTTGTTGCTTTGTTACAAGCTTTTAATTCTAATCCAAAAGGTTTAACTAGAATGGCTGCGGTTTTAGATTTTATACCAACTGGTAAAGATGCAAACTACAAAGGAGAGTATAGACTAGAACACATGACACCCGCGTTACAAGTTAACTTAAACGCTTTAAATTATATAATTAATCCATCACAAGAAAACCTTACAAACTTTAATGATATGATGGACGGTTACAAAGTAGCTTACCTACCTATCAAGTTTGACAATATGGTTAACAAGTTGTATAAATCAACATTACCCGTTTATGCTGATGCAAAAACACCTAGTATAGTAAGATATTACAACCCTGAGCTTGGTGAGTTTGATTTAGAAATGAAACAATTGTCAACAGGAGAAGTAATAGGATCTAACTTTGTGTTTGACAAAAAGCAGCAAGCTAGAGTAAGAAAAAGCAATGCTAAAGCTGTTAGCTATAAAGGTAGTTTATACTTTTCAAAAGCAAGTGATTCTAATGCTGAAACTAATAGAAAAAATAGTATAGTAGATAAAGCTATAGAAGCTTCTAGAGTAGTTAAAGAGCCTAGAGGTATTACAGTACTAGACTTTGATGATACACTTGCTACAACTAAATCTAGAATACGTTACACAAAACCAGATGGTACTAAAGGATCTTTAAATGCTGAAGAGTATGCTAGAGATTATGTAGAATTATCAGAGCAAGGTTATAAGTGGGACTTCTCAGAATTTAACGAAGTTGTTGACGGTAAAACAGCACCGTTATTTAATAAAGCTATGAAGTTAGCTGGTAAATACGGAACTAAAGATATGTTTGTATTAACAGCTAGACCACAAGCAGCTGCAGGTCCTATACAAGCGTTTTTAAAAGCTCACGGTTTAGACTTACCTATAGAAAACATAACAGGTTTAGGTAACAGTACATCTGAAGCAAAAGCTTTGTGGATAGCAGATAAAGTTGGTGAAGGTTATAATGACTTTTACTTTGCAGATGATGCGTTACAAAACGTACAAGCTGTTAAAAATATGCTCGATCAGTTTGATGTTAAGTCAAAAGTACAACAAGCTAAACTAACGATGTTTAGTAAAGCTTCTGATACTTTTAACAAAATGATAGAAAACAAAACGGGTGTGAGTAGGTTTGCTACGTTCTCAGATGCTAAAGCTAGAAAACGTGGTGCGAACAAAGGTAGATTTAAGTTTTTTATACCTCCTAGCGCTGACGACTTTAAAGGTTTACTATATAGCTTTTTAGGTAAAGGCAAACAAGGAGAGCAAGACATGAAGTTTTTTAAAGAAACTTTAATAGATCCTTTTGCTAGAGCTGATAGAGAAGTATCTAGACTTAGACAAAGACTAGGTAATGATTACAAAGCGTTAATAAAATCTTTTCCTGAAGCTAGAAAGTTACTAACAAAGAACATACCAAGTGGGGACTTTACTTACGACACAGCTGTAAGAACTTATATATGGGCAAAAAATGGAGTTGAGATCGACGGTTTATCAAAATCAGATCAAAGAGCTTTAATAAAAGCCGTAGAGTCTAACCCAGAACTTTTAGCTCTTGCTCAAGGTTTAGAAAGCATAACTAAAGGTTATCCAGAACCTACGGACCACTGGATGTCAGACGATATATCATCTGATTTAAATAGTTTGGCTGAAACAAGAAGATCAGATTTACTAGATGAGTTTAAACAAAATAGAGCCGAGATATTTGGTGAGTGGAAAGGTGGTAAGTTAGTTGGTCCAAACATGAATAAAATAGAAGCCATATATGGTACTAGATTTAGAGAAGCGCTTGAAGATATGTTATGGCGTATGGAGAATGGTACTAATAGGTCTTTTGGTAATAACAGATTAACTAATAGATTTGCTAACTGGGTTAACAACTCTGTTGGTGCTATAATGTTTTTTAACATGAGATCTGCAGCTTTACAAACATTGTCAGCTGTAAACTTTGTAAACTGGAGTGATAACAACCCACTTAAAGCAGCTGCCGCATTTGCTAATCAAAAACAATACTGGAAAGATTTTCTTACTCTTTTTAATTCAGATATGTTAAAGCAAAGACGTCAAGGTTTAAGAACCTCTGTTAGCCATAACGAGCTAGCTCAGGCAGCTGCAAATTCTGCTAACCCAGCTAAAGCAGTGTTTCAAAAACTATTAAGACTAGGTTTTACTCCTACACAAATTGCTGATAGTTTTGCTATTGCTAGTGGTGGTGCTACGTTTTATAGAAATAGAGTTAAGTCTTTAATGAAACAAGGTATGTCAGAGGCTGATGCTGAAAAACAAGCATTTAATGATTTTCAACAAATAGCAGAAGAAACACAACAGTCTTCAAGACCTGATTTAATATCACAACAACAAGCTTCACCATTAGGTAGACTTATACTAGCGTTTCAAAATACACCTATGCAGTATACTAGGTTAATGAAGAAAGCTGCACTTGATTTAGTAAACGGTAGAGGTGATGCTAAAACACATATATCTAAAATAATTTATTACGGCGCTGTGCAAAACATGATATTCTCAGCTTTACAAAAAGCAATGTTTAAATTTATGTTTGATGACGATGAAGAAGAAGATAAAGAGCAACAAAAGAAAAAAGAGTTATCATTACTAAACGGTATGGCAGACTCAATACTACGTGGTTCTGGTGTTGCTGGTGCTGTTGTGTCTACTTTAAAAAATATGATAATACGTTTTAGAGAAGAAGATGCTAAAAAGGGTAACGCTGATTATGATAAAATTGTTATAGACTTTTTAAATTTATCTCCACCTGTTGGGTCAAAAGCTAGAAAGCTTAAATCTGCTTTAGATACATATAAGTATAATAAAGATGAGATACAATACATGCCTAAGAATACTTTAGACAATCCTATTTGGGAAACTATAGGTGGAGTTGTTTCTTCTTTAACTAATGTACCACTAGACAGGGTTGTTAACAAAATAAGCAATATACGTGAGGCGGCTAACTCTGACAACGAAGCTTGGCAACGTATAGCTTTAATGATGGGTTGGAATACTTGGGATGTTGGTGTAGAAACAACTGGAGTTGAAGAGGCTAGAAAAGAAATGAAGATGGTAAAAGACGTTCAAAAAATAGAAGGCGTTACAGAAGAAAAAGCAAAAGAAATAGTTAAAGATAAAGAAAAATTAAAAGTAGTACAACAAAAAATAGAACTCTTTGACCTAAACAAAAAACAACAAGTTGATAAACTTAAAGATCTTGGATTAACATCTAAAGAAATAAAAGCGTTGAAACTTGAGTCAGATAGAGTTAGTAAAATAATAGAACTAACTAATAATCAGTAAAAAAACAACAATACAAGTGATTTTATAGATATGAAAAAACTAATAATTTTATTGATGGTAATTATTACCTCTTGTGCTGCTCCTAAAAAATGCTGTTCACAAGGTTTGAAGAAAGCTTTTAAGTTTTCTACGTTTTATGCTGCTGCTAGTGGAGGTACTTCTATATCTGATGTAGATGTTTTTTCTGTTGCTAACGGCTTAGAGGTTAATACTATAAAAACTCCTTTTGATTATAATTTAGCTTTTGGTATACGTAAAATAGCTAGGTTTGGTTATGAGAATAGAGCTAACACGTTTTATGATGGTACAGAAGATTCATGGTCTGATGGTGCAAATATTGGTAAAGTTTCTGGTTTAGAGTTTTTATTTGAGCTAGATATGAAGCGACAAGAAGGCGTAGAATATATGGATCAACATCA